AAGGTTGGGTGTCTTTCGTAAATATCTTTGGTTCTAATGGTGTATGTTGCGTCTTTATGAAGACCAGTGAAGAATATCCCTCCCTGATGATATGGTTGAAAATTCCATCGAGTTGCTGGTGTGAGAATCTGATTCCCAAGACCAACAACCTGAGCATTGAAAGTACCAGAGATAACCTTTTGAGGTGCTACTCCAGCATTTCCAGCTTTAAAATCATCAGAAAGGATAACAGGTTGCGTTAAATCAGGCATTTTTGCCGGGTTCGCCTCAGTATTTTCAACTGCGACAATATAACAACCATCTTCTCCTCTCCAGGTTTGAGTTCCAAACAATTGGTTTGCTTCTCCAACATTCTCTGGAGGTCTGAAAAAAGTAACTCCATCGGTGACTCCATAAGCATTTATAGGCCCTGCTGTAGGGGTAGCATATAAAAACACTTGTTTGTCAACGGTATTACAATTTTGACGCCAACATGTGGCAGTTCCTTGTTTTGTAACAATTGCAGATGTGTCGTAAACTTCAACACCTTTACCAATCAAACGACCCACACCTTTGGTGTGGACATCATCAAGACCAATTCCAAGTGGAGTGGGGTCATTACCCGCTGTTCCAAGTTGGAATGGGCCAAGTCGGTTCCCATCATTGCCACGATAAATCGTGACACCGGGACACCTAATATGCTGATTGGTTATGGTGGATGCGACTGACATCCAATTTCCTTTTAGGTCAAAACCTTGGAGAATAGCAGCAGAGCCATCCTCCGAATTTGTCCAAGGATACATTACAAGGAGAAAAGACCAATTGCCAACTTGGCCAATTGGTGCTCCAATAGTGATTTGATCAGGTGCTTGAACGGTAATTTGATCAGCCATTTGTGCGTCGGGCATCCCGTTACATTTCCAAACTGTGTCATTGTATGGATCTACAGATAAAACACAGTATGCTAAGTCTTCTTGACTCATAACGCCCGAGGCGACTAATTCTTCTACCATTCTACGTCCGGCAGCGACTTTAGACATTCTTCGAATTGAGGAAAGAAATCTTTTATTCCTACCGCCTCCAAATTTCCTGTAGAAAAAATTGCTTCCAAAACTACAGAATTTGATCCTTCCAACCCCAGAAACGTGTTAAGAAACATATTATCATTAGCCTTCAGTATAAGTGAAGTTAATACTTGTTCTGTGGGTGTTAAATCCGAAAAATTTGAATAAGTCTTTGCTGCTTGACGTGCTGCATTTAAAAACACAGCATGATTAGGGCAAGGGTATGACATTAATGTTAA